ATTTGGGACTATTTATAGGATATGGAATATAAAAGGGGTAACTGATTCATATATTGATAAGGATACAGGTTGGTTATCTTTAGACCTTTTAAAAAAAGAAGTTATGTCTATTATAAATAATTTTGAAAGAGGTGTAAAATGAGAAAAGGTCTATTAGAAAAATATTTGACAGAAGCAAAAGGCATATCAGCTAAGAAATTAATTGATGATTTATTATCAACACAATTTGTTGTTACTGGAAAAAAAGCAGATGATCCTTTTGTTAAGGATAAAGTCGTGTATATTACAGAAGTTAGTACAGAAGTTAGTAATGATATTGCAATTTCTATCGGATTTAAGAAAAAAAGACCATCCATGGCCTGGTTTAAACCAAGTGATTTAATAACAGTTAAAGGTCATGTATCAGCTAAGAAATTAGTTGATGATTTATTTTCAACAAAATTTATTGTAATAAAAGATGAGGATGATTTTGTTAAAGGAAAAATTGTTTATATTACAGAAATTAATGAACGTGGTGATGTTTCCGTTGGATTTAAGAAATATAAAGCGGTTTCAGCTTGGCATAAACCAACTGACTTGGTAACTGCATAGAAAATGAAAAATAAAAGGAGGAATAGTTAAATGAAAAAAGATATAATGGAAAAGTATTTAACGGAAGCATCAACTAAGGGTAAAACTGCAAAACAGTTAATAGATGAATTATTTTCAACACCATTCATGTTTAAAAAACCAATGCATGAATTTGAGAAGGGTGTTTTTTTTATAACTGAAATTGATAATGAAAATAGGATTTTTGTTAAAAGGTCAGGTGGTAAAGAATCACTTTGTAACCCTAATGATATAGTGGCTATTAAGTAATGGGAATTTAATATGAAAAATTATTTTTATTATCGTATTTTTAGAAAAACAATAATTCAGTTTATGGAATTATTTAATGACATACAAATAGGTCGTTATAATAATAATGGTGAGTTATTGTCAATGTTTAAGGTTCCTATTAGATTTGCACCAAAATCTAAAGCATGGATATATATTCAAGACAATGCAAAGAATGAACATATGTTACCTATGATAACTGTTGATTTACAAAGTATTGAGTTTGATAATACAAGATTAGGTAATAGACAAGAAAACATAATGGTTTCTAAAAATATCGATGAAAAAACTGCTGTTCTTTTCAGGAATGCAATTCCATATAATATGAGTTTTAATTTAAGAGTTTGGTCATTACATATGATTGATGTTGACCAAATAATGGAACAAATATTACCATTTTTTGCCCCCTATGTTTTCATAAGGATTAATGTACCTGAAGTTGATACTGATGTCGATGTAAAAGTTGTATTGGAATCATGTACCGTAGATCCAACCGAAGATTTATCTGAAAGTGATGCAAGGATATTAAAATGGACAGTAGTATTTGAGGTACAAACATGGTTATTTCAACCTATATCAGATAACACTGGTCTTATTGGTAAGATATTTACCAATTATTATACAAATAAAGAATCGTGGAAACAAAGAGATAATAAATCAGAGTTTGAACCCGGTGCTATTGGATTTGAAAAGACTGATGTTATTACTGGTATTGGATATGATGAAGATGCAAAACTTTTATATGAATATGAAGAATGGTTATAATTAATGGATATAAATCTTAATAAATTTACAGGTACAAATTTTGTTCTTGTTTTCCCTAAATTACCAAGTCAAAAGGGAGAACAGAGCATTAAACCATTGACATTGAATATATTTTCAACGGTATTACCATCTGTTGAATTATCTGATGCTACTGGTAAGTGGATGGCTGGTAGTATGAAATATCAAATTGGTGATGTGTCATGGGGTGATTGGAACGTCGATTTTATAGTTGATTCGAAACTTGAAAATTGGAAATTATTGTATAATTGGATAATTTATATAAATAACAACAAAGATAGTTTTTTGTTAAATCCAAAAGATTATCAAGTAGATGTATCCATGTTAATGATGGATAATTTTGAAAATGTAAATTTAGAAGTGGTTTATAGAAATGTGTGGATAAATTCATTGGGGAATGTTGATTTATCATACCGGGATGGTGATGCGATAATCGAATCATCAGCAAAATTTTCGTATGATAGATTTGAAATAAAATAAAAAAAATGTTAATAATTAATAAATACTAGTATATAAGTAAGGAGGATTTGAATATGGCATTCTATCTATCGCCTATGGTTGATGTTAATGAAATAGATCTGACAAATACAATACCAGCAGTTGCAACATCAATCGGTGTTATTATATTACGAAATACATGGAAAGGTCCTGAAATGAAACCGATTTTCATTTCTAATGTTGATAGTTTAATAAATGTATTTGGTAGACCAACTAACAATGACAACCCATTAGCTGATGTTCCTTCTGGTACAGGAACATTTTGTAACCAGGATATATTATCAGCTGTTGGATTTTTAAGATACAGTTCAGCATTATATGCAACTCGGGTAATGCCAGAAGCAGCTACATTTGCAGGTACAAAGGCAGTATCTGGAAGTGAAGTTGAATTTAATGGATTTACAGCGGGAAATGCATATAAGTTATCTAGTTTCACTGATACTGGTGACCCCGATGAATTTCATGATGAAACTGGATTAAAACCTACTGATTCACCTTTTACATTAATTGCTTCAAGTAGAGGTGGTTGGGGTAATAATATTAGAGTTGCGGTTGTTGATTATAATTCATATCAAAGTATTAACCTTTCATCTGGGCATTCAACAGCTGATACAGTTAATGCTATCAAAGCTATTGATAGTCCATTATTAGATGAAAAAGATTTTCTTATTATTGTTCAGGCTAGAAGTCAAGTTGATGTATTAAATGATGACGATGATACCGTATGGTCAACGGTTGAAGTTTGGAATGTATCAACTGATGTTAATAGATCTGATGATATGGGTGGTAAGAAATTCGCAGAATATGCAATTAATGAAAGCTCAAAATATATAAGAATTTCGGTATCGGAATCACAGAAAAATGAATCTATTAATATTTTTACTGATGAATGGCAAGAATTTTCCGGTGGAACAAATGGTGGTGCCGGTGAAAATGACACAGTAGATGATTCTGATATTATTAAAGCACTTGATTTATATGCAAACGCAGAAGAAATTGATGTCAATATTTTTATCGATTCTAATAATTCAGATACAGTTAAAAACCATATGGTTGAGATTTGTGAAACTAGAAAAGATTGTATGGTTGTTCTTGACTGTAAAAGAACAAATGTTGTAAATAATGTAGGTAATGAAACAGAATCATTAAGAGTATATAGAAGAAATACATTGAACCTTAATACTAGTTATGCTGCATTTTATGGTAACTGGATTGAAGTTTATGATAAATGGAATGGAAGATATAGATGGATTCCTGCATCAGGATATGTAGCTGGAATTTATGCTAATACAGATGATGTATCAGAACCATGGATGGCACCTGCGGGATTAAATAGAGCCATTTTACAAAATGTTCGTAGATTGGCTTGGAATCCAACAAAAGGTGAAAGAGATATTCTTTATAAGAATGGTATTAATCCTGTTGTATCTTTTTCCGGTCAGGGTAAGGTTATTTGGGGACAGAAAACACTTCTTGATAAAGAATCAGCATTTAATAGAGTTAATGTAAGACGGTTGTTTATTATTCTTGAAAAGGCAATATCAACTGCAGCAAAATACTTCCTCTTTGAGCCTAACACTGAATTTACTAGAACTTTATTAATTAATATGATTGATCCATTCCTACGGGATGTAAGGTCAAGACAGGGTATATATGATTTTATGATTGTTTGTGATAATAGTAATAATACTCCTGAACGTATAGATAGAAATGAGCTCTGGTGTGATATTTATATTAAACCAACAAGAGCAGCTGAATTTATTGTTTTGAATTTCATAGCTACAAAAACAGGAGCCAGTTTTACTGAATTAATTGCAGCAGAATAAACTATATCATAAATGGTTTTATAGGAGCTTATAAGGAGGCTTAAAGATATGGCAGGATTTAATATAGATTCATACAGAAGTGTATTTCAAGGTGGAGCTAGACAATATTTGTTTCATTATAGTCCCAATTTTCCACGTGGTGTTGGTAAGCCTAGTGATTTTTCATATTTGGTAAGGTCAACATCATTACCTGAAAAAACATCGGAAGAAATAACCACAAACTGGATGGGTAATGATTTTAAAATACATTCTAAAACTACATATAATGATTGGACAGTAAGTGTATTTGTTGATTTGGATTCCGAAATAATAAAACAATTTCAGGCTTGGTCTGAAATAATGCATAATCCAAGAACAAATTTAAGGACTAGACATAATGAATATATGAGGGACCAACATGTTCAATTATTAACTCTAAATGGATTACCATCTATTGAATATAA